CAATCCCGCTAGACATGTCAAGGTTAAGCAAGCTAAAGTTTGCGTTGATAAGAACTCCTGAAAACAAAGAATGTGCTTCGTGCGACAGATTCATAAATATGAACAAATAGATGTAGGTCACGAATACTATAACGAAGTACATGGATTATGGCTACAATAGCAAACATACCTGTATAATTACAAATACGTTGCTTTCAAACTCGTTAGAGCCATACAAACTTACAAGATGATACCAACCTATATATACGCTGCAATTAGAGACAAATATCCACAATGTTTTCCTGAGCTAACTCTAATCGGCTATGTTAGCTCGAAACGAGCAGTATATGAATATAGGTCAGGTCCAGGACTGAAAATTGGCTCCTCTTTTGATGTACTCGACACGTTCGATTTGTACGAAAATCCAAACACTGGCTCTGGCGTGAGTAAAGATAAACAATTCATAGACCCATCATACGCTAGAAAACTGAGGCTTGACTTCACCAAATACACCGACCCTAAGGGCTGCACCAAACCGGGAACGCATTTCTACACTACCCTGTGAGCTATTGCGGATGAATATGTGTCAACTCTTGATAACGGATACACTATGCATATGCCTGAGCATGTGAAAAATAGTGATAGTTTTAGGGACATTGTAATTCATAAAGAAGGTGCTATCAACACGCCAATCCATATACAGCCATACGAAATTCCGGAAACGGGTACAGTCATACGATACTAGCCACTGTATTAGGCTGGCGAACACATACTGCCTATGAGAGAAGGCTTTATGGTTTATGGATATCAACGATAGGAGAACGAGAAATTGGGTAAATTTGATAGTTTCGTGAGATGGCTTAGATGAACTACCAAAATAGATAGGATACTATGTCGACAGAAAGATGGTATGCTACTACATTGACATTATAGAGTAAACGGCGGAGCAACCTGGTCAGAGCTAGCGGTTGACGTAAAATCATCGGCTATACGACATAACGTGGCCTTCGGTGACTTCGTCGTATCCATTGAATCTACTCGAAAACGAGTGAAGCCTATAAAGATTACGCTACACTCTGATACACCACAAAATCCACAAGCGGATTACTTCCTAAAAGAGATTACGTAGTTATCATCTAAGTTCGCCTCTTCGAAACAGGTATTTTGGGACACTGTCAAAAAAGTGCCATCTCCTAAGGCAAAGTCAGAACCAATGCCTCCTCTTATGCAACAGTTAGCAGGTTATGCCCTATAGACCAAGACCGCATTGTACATTAATGAAATACGCCTTGTCGTATCCTTGTCAACTACCATGATTCAAGGTGCTTTCTTATTTGTACACCCCGTTCTATACATGACAGAATTGATTTCTGTGATTTACACTGCTTACTCGCTCTATAGAGTCGTCAGGTATAGAGTTTGCCCATATATTAAAAGTATACTTCAATCAGAGGAGGAATATGATATGGAGAGAGAGATGCATTCAGCCATATTAGTAGGTGGAAGTATGTTAAACAGAGAATGAGCACCCACCATCGAGAAAGAGTATAAGCAAGTTGTGGCCAAGAGCACACCTGCTGTTTATGAGGTTATCGAAAAACCTTACTATTACTAGAAAGCCGTGAATATAGACGCCATAGTGAATGAATCACCATGCATATCGCAATCAGTACGATGTGACCAGAATGAGAAGTTAGTCAACTACATAAGAGATAATATCGAATTGTATAAGAGTGACAAAGTCTCGTCAGTGCGAATGACTCATATAGGCTATAATGTAGAATAGAATAAACAAATTGTGACCGAATTTGAATGGGATGCCAAAACAGATAACAACCTAATCGTAGGCTTGTTTCAATGACATTTCTCGTCGAGAGTAGAACCCCACCCATGAACAGTGATAGAACTTAAAGTTCACTTCAAGAATATCATCTAGCAGATAATGACTACTAGAGTTGAACCTGTTTACGTCGACTTTCTCCCATGGGTAAACTCTAAGGCTTGGACTCCATAGAAGAAAAACAAATACCTCAAAATGATACACAGGCAAATGCACGATATCCGACCATCTAATTACGAGACAGGATTTCAGCTCATGATAAAATCCGGGGAAGTACAATACTGCACTTCAGACCCAAAGTTAGATTCCACTAGACCGAGGTTAATCTTTAATCCTTGTGATAACATGTGTGGCCTATTGACATACGTATAGGATTACCTGTTCAAATAGATAAAACAAAATCTGCCCTCATTTTGTCACGGAGATACATGTGACTCTCTCAAAGAACGAATCAAAAGAATTATAGGTGATAATCCCGAATAGTATGTATCAATATCGCTTGACGGAAGTGCTTTCGACTCCACTCAACACCATCTACTTATTGACGCTATCGACAACTAGTTCTTCCAATCCATGACCGGGTACATCAAAGACGTTTTGGACCTTATAGGAGCGAACAATGGAGTAGATATTTCCTCTGCTTTGCCGCTACTACTAAAACAAGCCACGGATATAGAAGTTGACGCTTTCATACCTTTAGTAGGCGGGCAACCGCCCATATATAATCGCAATAAATCTCGACGACTATTCGGTAAGACGATGCCGCATTTCTAGATAAGAGGTACTACTTATTCCGGACATCCCACTTGAACCACTTTAGGCAATACTTTGCGTAGCATCACTTATTATACATATTTGTGCACGAAATTAAATATTGAACCAAAGTTAATAGCCGCCGGAGACGATGTATGTATATGGGTGCTAAGAGCTGATGCCGATAGAGTAGTGTCTTATATAAAGTCTATGACCTCATAGACTAACGAACCAGGAATAGTAGGTATCGGCTAGATTGTTAAGGATATGACCGTCCGCGAATGGTGGAACATTGATTTCTGCTCTAAGAATTCCTTTCACGTCGGCAACACTAATTC